ACACGTTGCTCATAGAGGTACTACAAATTTATCAAAAAGAAAAACTATAATTTCATTTAATTTCTCCATAGGTAATGATTATGATGGGATCATCAACCATGAGATGTTGAATTCCCTACGTTAAGGTACGGTTCTCTGAACCTTCGATTTTTGGGAGTGTGCTATAAATAAGCATGGATGCCTTCGGGGTCCACACAATCAAATCTCGCTTTAATAAGGAGAAGTACAATGAACAACTTAGCAAAGTTTAATGCCGCTAATTTAGATCAACTGCTAGACCGCATAAATAGGAATAGTATTGGTATGGATGAATACTTCAATCGTCTGTTTTCGTTGCATGAAACGACATCGAATTATCCTCCATACAATCTAATACAGGTCAGTAACACAGAATCTGTATTAGAACTGGCACTAGCAGGATTTAAAAAGAAGCAAGTAAATGTCTACACACAAGACGGTAAACTCTTTGTCGAGGGACAAAGAGAGGATGGAGAAACAGGCACGGATTACGTCCATAGAGGAGTGGCTCAACGATCTTTCACAAGGTGCTGGACACTCAGTGACGAGACGGAAGTTGGATCAGTTAGCTTTGAGGATGGGCTTCTGAGGATTACACTTGGAAAGATAGTACCAGAGGCACACAAGAGAAGGGTTTATCTGTAAATCCTAATCATAAGTTGACAAACTGCTTATTATTGACTAAATATATATCTAGTAAGCATTTGTACTCATGGCACTATTAGCAACGATTATTATTCTGGCTGCATCGTTTGTTGGTGCAGCAATGATGACACAATCAGGAGATGAGAAGGTGAATAAATAAAAACGTATCGTCGTCGCAGACGGAGAGGTAACTGGCACAAACCAGTTGACACCTCTCTTTTTTATTGCTAAAATGACTTGGAGTAATCTAAAATTATGACCGTAAAACTTGCTATACTAAAATCTGGTGAAGAAGTTGTCACCGATGTAAAAGAAATGCATCATGGTGAAGGTGAAAATACAAAAGTTGTAGGATACTTTTTCAAGAAACCATGCATCGTTCGCATGAAAAATATTGAAGTTCCTGAAAATCTACCACAGGTAACTTTTGATATTTCACTTCAACCATGGGTTCCACTCGGGAAAGGACCCGTTTATCCAGTTGCAATGGATTGGATTGTGACTTTTGTGGATCCAATCGATAAACTTAAAACCGCATATCTAGAACAAATTCTATCTAAGGATGATGAAAATTATGGAGAAGTTAGTGATCAAGATTTTGGTTTTGATGGACCAGACGCTGTTGATTAGTCAAATTGAGGAAACTGGTGCAGACATTGGAGAACCTGATTGTAAATTGACAGAACCATTTATGATCAATTCTGATGGAACACTAGAACCTTGGTTAATTAACATTACATCCGATAATCAATTTATGATGTCATCGGATAAAATTCTTACATTGGTAAATCCAAAACCCACTTTACTTGAAAAGTATAACGATTTGTTGGAATGAGAGTTCTGACCCTACACATTTGAAATAAACTACTTTATGAATTTCTACACCAATGTTCAGATGATCGGGAACAAATTCCTGTTCCGTGGTTATGAGGATGGTAAGTCTGTTATGTACAAAGAAGAGTTTTCACCAACTCTCTTTGTTCCTTCCAAGGGCAAATCTAAGTATAAAACTTTGGAAGGTGAATATGTCGAACCTATTAAACCAGGTGGAGTTCGTGACTGCAGAGATTTTTATAAAAAGTATGAAGATGTTCAGGGTTTTTCCATCTATGGTAATGACCGATATATCTGTCAATATATTTCCGATAAGTATCCAGAGGAAGAACTGAAGTTTGATATCAGTAAGATCAAACTAGTTACTTTGGATATCGAAGTTTCTTCTGAGTATGGATTCCCCGATCCAATTTCTTGCTCAGAAGAAATTTTGTGTATCTCGGTTCAGGACTATTCTACAAAGCAAATTATGACATGGGGTGTTAAACCCTTTGAAGTTAAGCAAAAGAATGTAAAATATTTCCACTGTAGTACAGAACGTGGAGTTCTCCAGTCATTCTTAGATTGGTGGGATGTAAATCCTCCCGAAGTTATTACTGGTTGGAATTGTCAACTATATGATATCCCATATATCTGTGGACGACTAGATCGTGTCTTGGGTGAGAAGCAGATGAAACGTTTCTCACCTTGGGGTCTTGTAACTCGGAATGAGTTGAAGATTATGGGTAGAGATCAGATCTCATATGATGTTGGAGGTATCTCTCAACTAGACTATATGGACTTGTACAAGAAGTTTACATATAAGGCACAGGAATCCTATCGTCTAGATCATATTGCTAATGTAGAACTTGGACAGAAGAAACTTGATCACTCTGAGTTTGACACCTTCAAAGACTTCTATACTGGTAACTGGCAGAAGTTTGTAGAGTACAACATCATTGACGTTGAACTTGTTGACCGACTGGAAAGCAAGATGAAACTCATTGAACTCGCAATCACTATGGCATACGAAGCCAAAGTCAATTATAACGATGTGTTCTATCAAGTACGGACTTGGGATGCCATCATTTATAACTATTTGAAGAGAAAGAATATTGTTATTCCTCCCAAAGTTGGAGGCAGCAAAAACGAAAAGTACGCAGGAGCATATGTCAAGGAACCGATTCCTGGAAAGTATGATTGGGTTGTGTCTTTTGACCTCAACTCTCTTTATCCTCATCTCATTATGCAGTACAACATCTCTCCCGAGACGTTACTCGATGAAAAACATCCAACGGTTAACGTTGATCGAATCCTTAATGAAGAAATAACATTTGAGTTGTATAAGGATAATGCGGTATGTCCTAATGGAGCCATGTACCGCAAAGATGTTCGTGGGTTCTTACCAGAACTCATGGAGAAGATGTACGGTGATCGTGTCATCTTTAAGAAAAAGATGCTCAAGGCAAAGCAAGAATATGAAAAAACACCAACTAAAGCATTGGAGAAAGAGATTGCACGTTGCAACAATATCCAAATGGCTAAGAAGATCTCTCTTAACAGTGCTTATGGCGCTATCGGTAATCAGTATTTTAGGTACTACAAACTTGCCAATGCAGAGGCAATTACCCTGTCAGGACAAGTAAGTATCCGATGGATTGAGAATAAGATGAATGAATATCTAAATACTCTTTTGCAAACAGAATCGGAGGATTACGTCATTGCATCAGACACAGATTCTATCTATCTTAATATGGGACCTGTTGTTGATAAATTTTTTGCTGCTAAGTCTGGCAACAAAGAACGGATTGTGGATATACTTAATAAGGTCTGTGAGGAAAAACTGGAACCGTACATTGATACCTGCTACCAGAACCTTGCGGACTACGTTTCGGCATATGATCAAAAGATGCAAATGAAACGGGAGAACATTGCTGAGCGTGGCATCTGGACTGCTAAGAAGAGATATATTCTTAATGTGTGGGATAGTGAGGGTGTTCGTTATGATGAACCCAAACTCAAGATTATGGGTATTGAAGCAGTCAAGTCATCAACTCCAGCACCTTGTCGTAAGATGATTAAGGATGGTCTAAAGTTGATGATGAATGGTACGGAAGAGGAAGTAATTGACTTTATTGATAAGTCTAGGGAAGAGTTTAAAAAGATGAGACCAGAAGAGATTGCTTTTCCTCGTTCTGTATCTGATGTTGTCAAGTATAAGTCTCATTCTAATATCTACTCTAAAGGAACACCGATTCATGTAAGAGGATCTCTTCTATTCAATTACTACATTAAGAAGAATAAACTAGATCACAAATATTCTCTGATTAATAATGGTGAAAAGATTAAGTTTTTGTATTTGAAAAAACCAAATACAATCCATGAGAACGTAATTTCTTTCATTCAGGATTTTCCACATGAACTTGGAATTGACAAATACATAGACTATGACTTACAATTTGAGAAGTCCTTTGTCGAACCACTGAAAGCAATTCTTGATGCGATTGGTTGGAATGTCGAAAAAACTGTAAACCTGGAATTATTTTTCTCCTAATGGACCTACCTATTA